TGACAGAAACACTTAATTGGATCAACACCGATGTTAAAGTTACCGATGAACTTGAACCAAAATTACACAAGTGGTTGAAGGGTGTATTGGTATCTACGCCAGTAACCGTTACTTTTACAAAAGTTGATGGTACTGTACGTGTAATGAAATGCACATTGGAATCTGAAAAGATTCCTAAAGTTGAGATTAAAGAAGATGCAAAGCCACGCAAACAATCTGACAGTACAAAGGCACTACGTGTGTTTGACTTAGAAAAGAAAGAATGGCGTAGCTTTACAATTAAAAATATTAAACGCATTGAATTTACGATTGGTGGGGAAGATGGTACGGTATGATGAAACATGTGCAGTGAAATGCGTTGACAACGGAGAAACAGTTACGGCTGATATCTTAGACCACAAACCACAATTGTTATTGAGTGTAAGCCTAAACAAGAGTATCAAAATGATCCTCAAGTATTCTCCGAAAAATGACGAGTATCAAGGCGATTTATACGGTAGAACTTTTGTTTCTAAGGGCCCAAAAGGAAAACACTACACTACTGGAAGGTAAATTTGACAATAAATACTCATTGTGCTATACTATGAGTTATGAAAAAGGTCACATTATCTTTCACCATTGAACAGCCCAAACATCGGGCTCACCGGGTACTTTTCGATGAAAATACCCCGTTCAAACCTAAGGTTGTACAATCCAAAGTACAATACCGTCGTAAAGACAAGCATCCAAATAGACAGATATTTGGATGAAAGACCTTACCAAAAAAGAATTACACAAAAAACTGGTAGATGAGTTTATATCTACGCAGTTTAATTCTTTTTTGGATCGTCATCCTGGCAACAGAGCAGGCGCGGCCTTGTACGCAACCGGAAGGGTAGAGGCATTGTTATTAGATGCACTACAAGAACTGCCCGGTTACCACTATGACAATCTAATGCATAAACTAAAAGGTTGACAATAAATCCTATTGATGATACAATATTGTATTGAAACTTAAAAAGGAAATTCAATATGTCAGATAAAACTCAAGCTCTCGCACTAACTGCAAAAGAACTTGCACTCGCCGCAATCGCAGGGTGCGCTACAGTTTATTTGCTTACTCTCATTCCCACAACAGCAATTCCATATATCGGAATCTCATTTTGTATTGCAATACTAGTCTATGTGCTGTACAATATCAATCTAGGTCGCATCCAGTATCGCAAGCACCTCGCGGATATGGAAAAATCACTGAAAAACATTAAATCATAAAAAGTTGACAGTAAATCGGTTCGGGTATACAATAGAGTCTTATTCAATCAAAAGGAGTTCTTATGAACATCAAGCAAATTAATACTGCTATCATGCAAGGTGACTTTACTAATGAAGAATTGATTAGCATTGGCGATGCAATTCGTTTTGCACGTGCCCAGCTAGTGGTGCGCAATAAATCGGTATTGACGATCGGATCCAAAGTTACGTTTACAAGTTCTACAAGGGGCACAATGGTTGGCTCCGTTAAGAAAATCAATCGTAAGTTTATCTTAGTTGATACGCAAGCTCCCGGTTCATTCACTAGTGGGGTTTGGAAAGTGCCCGCTAGTATGTTGACACTTGTTTAAGGAACAATCATGGAAAAGATTGCAGGTATTGTTGGTGTAGTTGTTCTAGGTATTATGGGCTTGCTAGCTCTCAGTTTCTTACTGAGTTGGCCGGTCTATATGCTATGGAACGGTTGTTTGGTTAGTGCTATTGCTGGTGTGAGTGAAGTGTCCTGGTTGCAGGCATGGGGACTGACAGTGCTATGTGGCTTTTTGTTTAAATCTAATGTGAGTAAATCGTAATGAGTAAAATGGCAGACTTGGTATTGGATATTGAAATGATGTTGGAAAAGGGTGACCACCCTGCAACAATCTCCGCAGTACTTAATGTTCCGGTAACTTGGGTGTACGCAGTTTCGGAATACACTGAAGAGGAATTGAGTCCGTTTTTAACGGTCAATTCATAATGGCTGCTATATCTTTCAATCTTTTTAAGAACTCTTGCGAAGATCGTGGATATACTGAGCGAGTGCATGAGGAACAAAACAATTGTGTTCTCTACACTAACAACGGTGTGAAGTGCGAGATTAAAAAGAACCACTATACGATTGGTTGGCTTGCACGTCCCGAAGATGTTTTGGAAATGCGTAAACAAATCCTTGCTCAAGGGTTCACTGAGAAGATTGGAAAGCGTTCCGAAAAACGCAAAGATGCAAAAGACTTTATGAACATCCCCTTCGATGGTGATGTACTTGAGAATTTTTGGATCATTATTAGTACTATTGAGTCTATTGAAACCATTGTACGAAAAGTCCGCGGTCAAGCTATCAAGCCTATTCCTCGTGAAGTTTCCGAGCGTGATATCTTTAAAAAGATTGCCAATCGTTTTCGTTACTTCATCGATAACGAAGATGGATTTGGCCTAGAGAATGCTAGGTCGTTGCTTGAGGGCGATAGTATTGACCATTTTATTACAATCGGGGAGTCAGTGAAGCGTACTAAAGAAAATACATACCGAGAACATATCGTTCCCTGTATTATGATTTTTAATCAAGCAGTCACCATGACTATAGAAAAACGTAGTGTAACCGAAGTAGCACAAATGATTAAAAACAATTTGGCTATTGTATTGATTACAAACGAAGAAGCCGAATTGCTTGATAACGAATTGGACATGCAAACCAGTATGCCCGAAGGATGGAAATTTGGTGATAGCGTGTTTGCCCGGCTTGATACTGCTGGCATTACATTGAAATAATTTGACAACAATACAAAAGTATAGTACAATTATACTTTTACAACATTGAGGGAATATAATGAGCCATTTGAGCCCAAATACAATTAAATTAACTACTGTAGCAAATCAGATTAATTACACATTTATGCGTCCGTTGCAAAAGATATATTTGCATGACAATATATTTGCTTCTATCACTATCTCTGAGCAGACTAACGACAATCGTATCACAATCATCCCTGCAGGAACTAATGCAGGTAAATCTACAGTCATCACTTTGATTACGATTCCTCACATTATTCAACGTGATTCGTCAGTGAAGTGCATCGTGTTTACATCACCTGACAGCGGCTGTGTTGATGGTCCTTACCACAAGTTTTATGCTGAGTGGGACGGCAAGCGAGTTCACTGTGCTGATGGTACGATCAAGACAATTCGGGCCCGTCGTAAAGATGAGATTAAAAAGTCATGGGAAATCGGTGAGAGATCATCGGCTACTATTGTTGATGTGTGGTTTGTGTCAACTCAGTGGTTGAGAAGTGTTTGGATTGATTACGATGAGCCATCAAAGCCTAAATCAATCGGTGTCCCTGATTATATTATTGTTGACGAAATTCATTTCGGCATGGGTACAATCGATGGTAGTACAATTATGGACGATCAAGGCCGTAACAATAAGAATTATGACCCTAAGTGGTTGCCTACTATATACGGTATGTCACTTGATGGTTCACGTGTTTTAGGTTATACAGGCACTGCTACTAAGAGTCAACAAGGTAAAACTATTCTAGGTGCTACTGTTTTTAAATCACTGGAACCTATGCCTGAAAACAAGAACACTAGTGTGTTCGCAGAAGTTTTACCGATCAAGACTGAGGTATATTCATCTACTTATCGTGGTGAGTTATTGAATACCTATGACCTGTCTAAGACAGTGTATGAGTTATCCGTTGATAAGTGTGATAAGTTTTTCCGTGAGATTGAAGAAGACACTTGGCAAAAGTTAATGGATATCGGAATAGTACAGGTTATGCCCGGTGCATTCTTTAAATTCGGCCGTGAGGATGCTTCTAAGGCTATTCCGTTGTATAGCAGTCGTGGTCGTTTAAATGATTTTAAATCATTTGGTAAAGACCTAGATGCTGATATCGGTATCGTAACTAGTAACGATAAGATGTACATAAAGCCAAGTCAGCGTGGATTTAAAGTTAAAGAAGCATATTCTATTATCAAACAAGCCAACCATCCTGTTAGTATCATACATCCATTCTTGTTGAGTGTGATTATGCAAGGTAACATGGGTTGGGACATTCCTCGATTGAAGCAGATTTCATTCTTGGGTTATCCTAGCGCAAAGAATGTTTTCTTGATGCAATTACAAACAATGGCACGTGCAAAGCGTTTGTTGTGCAGTGTTTATGACCATACTGACAAAGCACGTGAGATTGCTGAATTGGATATCACTACTGAGCAGAAGATTTTGGTAGCCAAGTTTGTTGTGTTTGTGAATACAGTTAATATTGTTATTCCCAATGGTGCACCATTGTTAGATAGTGCGTATAGCGAGTTCCGTCAAAACATGCACACACCTAATGAAGGTTTGGACTTGTATTTGAATATCATTGCGACACATGTGCCTGACAAGAAAAAGAGCAACGTGTACAAATTCACAAAGCCTCACTTTCATGAGGGTTACAATCCCGGTTCACAGAATCAACAGAACAAGAAAGATTATTGTGAACACTGTACTAATTTAGGATTAGTTAATGACAAGGGTGTGACATTGTGCAAGGTACTCGGTCGTGCGCTAGCAGATGATTTGGCAAGTGATTTAAACGGTGTTAATTTAACTGATGAGGAATTTGATAATCATTGGAAAGGTTCGTTAAAATTGGATCACTTAAATAGTGACCGAACCGACAACCGTCCTGAAAATCTCTACACACGATGCGGTATTAGTGACGCATTGAAAACACTAATCAATAAAGATTATTTGGGTAAATATGATGCAAATGGTAACAAAGCTAGCAATAGTTAATTGACAAAATCTAAATATATGTATATAATAGAGACATGACAACATACGCACTTATTGACCTCGCTAACACTTTTTTTCGTGCCCGTCACGTGGCCTCACGTGGTAGTGATGCAGAAGAAAAGGTTGCGCAAGCATTGCACATAACGCTAGCTAGCATTAACAGTGTCGTAAAACGCTACGGCATCGACCACGTTGTAGCCTGTACCGAGGGCAGATCGTTCAGAAAGGATCTATACGCTCCCTACAAAAAGAATAGAATTGTTGATGCACAATCTGTTACTGAGGAAGAACAAGAGGAGTCTCGGTTATTTTGGGAAACCTATGATAAGTTTCTTACGTATCTCAAAGAGAGGACCAATGTAACTGTCTTGCGCCACGAACGCGCCGAAGCCGACGATCTCATTGCAAGATGGATACATATGCATCCAGGAGATCAGCATCTTATCGTTTCCACAGATAGCGATTTTTTGCAGTTAATAGCACAAAATGTGCGGCAATTTCAAGGAGTTACGGGGGAACTAATCACGTTGGATGGATATTTTAAAGAATCAGGTAAACCTGTCATTGATAAGAAAACTAAAGAACCTAAACTGTTAGAAGACCCTGAGTACATTTTATTTTTGAAGCAGGTTAGGGGAGACGCCTCTGACAATATTTTTGCAGCCTACCCCGGTGCTAGAGAAAAAGGCACTAAGAACAAAGTTGGCATTCGTGAAGCATACGAGGATCGCAACAAGCAAGGTTTTAATTATAACAATTTTATGTTGCAACGTTATACCACACATGAGGGCCTCGAGGTTCGTGTTAAAGATGCGTTCGAACGTAATCGACAACTCATAGACTTGAAGGCGCAACCACAAGAAATCAAAGATGCAGTTGACCAACGTATTCGTGAAAGTGTCCGTACAACTATCACTCCGCAGGTCGGGGTACACTTCCTCCGATTCTGCGCCAAATATGAACTCATAAAACTTTCGGATCAAGCAGAATCCTACTGCCGGTGGTTGAATGCA